TTTTATTATTAATAATGGTATCATTAACAAATTCAGTAGTAGAACTATATGTATTAGATAAATTATTCATAACAATAGAAGATGCAGAAGAACAATATTCAGTAACATTTTTCCCATCAAAAAACGCATATAATTTAGTATTTGGTTTCATCGCATCAGCTTTAAACATTATAGGTCTAGACCTAATAAATGGGACGATTGTGGTGTCTATTACTTTATCACCAAGTCTTTCTGTCTTTATATTTTCTTGGAGACTAGTAATAACACCGGTCTGTCTCTCATGCTCAGTAACCGCTTCATACGTATCTTGAAACGTAATTCTCCTTATGCCCCATCCGCCGTTGCCTGCCCCTCTTATTTGTTCAGTTTCTGTTGGACCTACTTGACTAGAAGCTTCCCTTGTTGTCCACGAATCTATAATTTCACCCCATTTTGTACCAAGAACTCCTGATTGCTCAATAGTCGCAGCAAATTGTGCATATTCATCACGTTTTATTGTAACATCTGGCGATCGATTAACATCTCTCCAATTATCATTTGGCGGATTTAAAACAACTCCCCCCCTAAAGGTAAATACGGCATATGGATTCACATTAACAGTTTTTGATGATTTTGGTTGAGCGATTATTTTTTCCTCACCATAAGGCAACATGATAAGTCCATCTTTAATTGTATAATGACTTGAGTTGGGTACATTTAATTCAAAATTAACATTACTTTCAGAAAATTTTGGACGTAATACACCACCCGCATAATCTATAGAACATTGATAATTAACATCCTTTATATCACCAATATTATGTCCTAGAAATGGTTCTACTAAAAATCCATTTTTAAATCTATTATTACCATTGGCATCAGTTATTGTCATATCACTTGTTTCTTTTTCTAATAAACTCAAGCTTGTATAATATTCTAAATTTGATATACGAGTTTCTAATTTACGAATATCATCCATCTTGTATAACTGATTATCTACCGCAATATAATTTACATCTTTAGCAGATGATGTATATTCAGTCGCTTCAAGCTTATACAATAACATTCCATCAACAAAATTAGTTGGATATGATGGTCTTACTGATGCGTTACCATATTGAATATTAAACATACCATCACCCGTTAAATATATTTTATCTCTTCTTCTTAAATATAAACGATAGTCTGTAATGATACTAGATCTATTTAAAGGATATTTGATTCCACCCGTATGATCAAACACTGATCCTTTGGCAAGTATTGAATTGGATATCTTGGTAAAGATAGACGCTGGTCTAAAATCCATGTATCCAGATAACCGAATACCTTTATATTCTGGTATTTCATCATAGTCGGTATTAATATATGAATCTACTGTGGCATAATCACCAACACCATGTGAATAGTAATCATAAATAACCACCATCCTACCTTTAACCGGACTCCTTCCGCGTTTAACAGTTACTGTTGCAATGTCTATTAATCCATCACGTTGACCACCATCTAATGTATAATTATCACTTACATCATATATACTAAAAAGTTGTCTTGTATCATCCGTTATAATACCATTACCGTCAGCAGCTGCCGTATTATCCCACGCCAGAGTACCACTATTGTCATACATGTTGCCATTCTGTTCATATCGTGATGACATGTCTTCAAAAAATGGATTATCAGTTACATTAGTTGTTTGTAAATTTTCTTCCCACGGAGCCATACCTACCCTTTCAAAATATGCCCACGCATCGGCAGCAAATTTAAAATGTTCAGCAGTCATGTTGTGTATAAACATCATATTACCATCTAAATCTACTCTATATACAATATTTATTACCTGTACCGTATTATTACTTCCATCCAGTGAAACCTCTGTACTTGTGTCATATATAGTCGTTTTAACAACATCAGAATGTTTCAATTGAACATGTTCCATAGTAATACGATTTCCAGATGCATCTATTAACGTATTATCGGTAATATAAGAAGGGTTCCCATCACTCAGATCAGAAGAATACAAATCTGCTCCATATGAAGCAGAGACAACAGTCGCAACAGGATCTGTTATTAATTCATAATACTGTGTCGGTGGTAATATCGAATCACCATCTTTTTTAACAAAAGTAAATGGTAAATATACTTGCCCTATTCTTTTTGTTTTTGTTTTTTCAATCGCCTCTGTCTTAATTAATGGTAATATAACATTATACAAACCAGTTGCTGTAAAAGTATCTGATTTTATTGTCAATTCTATGGAATCAGAACTAACAATATACCCAGCTGATTCTACAACATGGCATTGTCCTGTGGTGCTGGTAGTACCACTAGTATATACCATAACCATTGATGAATTATATGGCATAAATCTATCAAATGATGTTGCCGGTAATATTATTTTTATCTGGTATACGACACCATCATCAGATGTCGTTGATTGATTTATATACTCTTGTTGATATGTATATGATGTATCTATAGTAGTACTACCAGATACATCATCCACGTGTCTAACTGTTTTAATAAACGGAGTTTCAAAATCAACTAAACCAGAACCACCATCATCATGAACAGTAGTTGCAGATAAAATGCGTCCACCATTTAATGTCTCTAATAATGCGGTGTTTTCGGTATCAAATGTACCACCATTGTCACTATTATATACCACAGAAAGAATATATCCACCAGATTTGAATGTCGAATTACTAACAGTAGTGGCACCCTCATAAAGAGATGAACCTGTATGTTTAACTAATATAGTAGTTCCAACTTGTTGATATACTATCCCACGTGTCTTAGTATTACCTTCATGTGCAGCAAACACCATTGTCTTGGCACTAGTTGGTTTTACTGTAACAGAACCAACACCGGTTGATGATAATTTATATTCATGTAACACATTAGCACAAAAACTCCACGATGACTCAATAGTATTTGCAGAACCATCAATATTACTGCCACCCATAGACCTAATATCTGATGCATTATATTTAGATCCGGTAGAACCATACCTGTCATTATATTGTAGATCATAAATACATATTTTAAAAATACCAGATGTCTTAGTATCACCGGTTGGTGTTGATATGTTAGACCCATCAACACCCATCCCATTATTAATGATATCAAATTGATTACCTTGAACAAACTCAACAGACTTTATCCTTGCAGTACCTACAATATCTACACGATATGTATTAATGTTTTGGCTATTATCATCTGGATCATAACTGGCATCGTGCAGAGTTAGATTTCTCCAATTATACAAATTACCATTGGTAATGGTGTTATCATCACTTTTCATATCAGTTATTTCTTGAACACCGTTAACATCATCGGCAAGTTTTCTAATACCAAATTTTGATATTTTACCAATTATCATAGTATTAAACAAATTAATACTAGAATTTATTCTTGGTAATCCATTAATATCAGAAACATATATGTATTTACCAGAATTGTATGTTAAATATGCACTATTTCTTTGGATTGCTTCAGTCGCTCGTTTATATGGTATAAATACAGTAGTGTTGCTGGTTATTCTATTACCTTTAACATAAGCAATACCATTTTCCATACCCACCGCTAGATGATCTCTAAAAATACGCATCATCTGAGAATGAGTTCTACCTGGATAAAAAACCTCACCAGAAACAATTAAATTTTGTTCAGGAAATAATTCTGTATCAGGTATAGTTACATTATGTACATATCCAACTTCATTTAAATCATCATACATATCAGTATGTTTAAAGTATGTTTCAACAAATTCCATTGCTGCTAAATTAGTTCTAAATGCAATGTCTTCTATAGTTTTTACACCATTATTATCAAATTCATCAAAATATTCCCTAATATCAAGACTAAATGATTTTACAGTAAAATTACCAGATTGTTCATATGTACGAAGTGCCATAATTTCTGAAATTAAAGCATAATCCGTTCTATTAAGTATACGTTCAACTTGTCCATCATTTATAGAAATAAGTTGAATAAAATCATCAGAAGTATTTAAGTTATAATCTACCTTCTCAAAAACCAAAGAAACCTTATACCTATCAGCACCTGGCGCATTAAAGTTTGGACTCCCTTGTGCATTATCATATAAAGAGGAATCGTCATATACCGTTACTATTTCTTCCTTAATTCGTAATCCGATTTTATATGTAGGTCTGTTGGAATACCAATCTAATGATATTCTTTGTTCATGGACAGCAACCATATTACCATTAATATAATATATACCCGCATCAATATGTGCCAATGAAGACTTACCTTTTGAATAAACACTTTCTTCCATAATTTCACATTGAAAATTACTTTTAGGAACTTCAGTTTCAACACCATTTTTATCAACTTCATATTCTAATATAGTATCCAAAACACTGGTATGATTATATTCATTAACAAAATCTATGTTAAGTGCATTCCAAGTATGACCCAATTGACTCTCACATTGTCCTTGAGTTGGATAAAGTGGTGATCCTAATGCAGTTTCCGCTGGAACACCGTCCCCATTCATGCACTCTCCATTATTAATTAAAGTACTACCAGCTATGTATTTTAAAAATAATGTATCAACATATCTATCATCACCCTCTATTCCTTGTTCCACATGAATAACTTTTGCCATAATACCGTCATCAGAAGTCGGATATCCTTCTAATGGGGTTTTTACTAATATTCTACCAAGAAAATCATAAACAGTATTATATGTCTCGGTTCCGCCTTCAATACCAGTAGATCTTATTTTTATATAATCAACATTAACATCCACAGAAGATTGTCCTGGTATTACTATTGAACCATCTTTGAATAAATGATCAGATAACGATGTTATCTGATTTTGTAATATTGATTGTATTTCAATCAACTCTCTGCCCTGAATAGCATATCCTGGTTTAAATAATACTTTTAAAAACCCATCAGTGGATTTATAATCATTATGATACGGCAATGTATTTAAATTTATACTCATATTTCAGTTCTCATATTTATTCGTGAATTTGTTATAACGATTGATATTTTAAATTAATTTAGAATTCAAAAACTACTTTGATATCTTCTATTTGATCTATAGCTCTAGATACTGGTTGACGATTTTCAATATATAATACCCTACCACGTCCAGGCAACATGCATAACTCGTATAATGAAGTAGAAACACCACTTGCGTTTGTAACGGTGGCAAGACTATCTTTAGAATATTCTGGGTGGTTAGGACCCCTATAAAATTGATCCGTCCCAACTTCGTTAGTTGCAGCATCTATTGGATCACTTATAATACTAACTTGTCTAAATACCGATTCATCCCCATCCACTGGAAACATAGAAAACTCTTCAGAATTTTGTTCATCATATTCCAACTTCATTGCCACCATTGCATAATATCCACCCAATTCTTCTACCGGATTAAACCCATGTCCATATTGTGGAGATATTATAGCCCTCATTCTACATTCTATGGGTGGAGTGGATACCCCATCCAGTATTGTAACTGAATCTGGATTCAATATAAGTGTATGTGGTTTTTGAGAAGAACCACTCCCACCAATAGTTGCATAGGTATAATTTATACCCTTATTTAATATCTCAACACCTGATATCCTGTCGGTTGTTACTACCCCGTACGCACTGAAACCATACCCATCTGTGTCTGTAGGATCTATCCACACAATAGGGGCGATAATAAGACTATCTATACTAACGACACTACCAAATGTAGCATCAATCGTGAAAGTTATTCCGCCTGACCCCATATTCACCGTAGAACTGGTAATAGTTCTCCATTCACCAGAATCATTTCCGGTAGATTTTATAAACACACCATATCCGTTATAGTTTGAGTTATCAGCAACATTTTCACTGAAAGTTCTAAACCCCCCAGAACTTTTGCCGTCTTTTAAGTTGGCAATGAGGTTAACATCAGTAAACACCAAATTCGGCAGATATCCAGACCCACCAGAAGGAACTACCGTTAACGCATCTGGGTCTGTACCATCATCTGGTAAAATCCTAACATGATCAATTCTACCAGTATTATAAGAATCCATTGTATTCATCTTGATTTGCCATTGTAGAGCATCTGCCGAATTTTCATTACCAGGATCTACCGTCAAAAACTTAACAGGCATATAATCCTTAGTTAAATACTTCAAAGCATCAAATAAATAAATAGAATACATATACCTCCACATATAACCATCAGAAGTTTCAAATGGTTGTTCTAAATTAGGACTACTTGGTTTTACCGTTGATGCGACTTTCACCATCCCATTGATATCACTCCATTTAGAATTATTAATACATTTATATACACGATACTCGTTGTCATGCGACACTAAAACATATCCATTCGGTATAATAGATTCACTTCTATAATCATCATACATTTCATATACTGTTCCAGATTCCCAATCAATTCTAGGAACACATAAAGTTATTGAGTCTGGTCCAACCTTTTTAATTGCTGTCAGATTATTAATAATATCAAATGCACCAGACACCGAATCAGATGGAGTGGGTGGATTTGAATCATCAAACCACGGCAACGAATTTCCTATACCAAGATATATATTATTATAATGTGATGCAGAATAATATAACCACAATACACCGCCAGTTAGCACAGCTGTTGTTGATGTATGGGTTGGACCATCGGCAGTTCCATCTGTTCCAGGATCTCCAACATTAATATATATATTCTTATTATGTATTATAGAATCACCGGTATCATAGGGTCTATCTTTAATATACGGACCAGCACTCATTTTTACGGATTCTATATACTGTTGAGCATTAAAGATCCTTAATTTATTTGTTATAATCGCAGACATATTTTTTCCTTTATATTATTTTATTTTTAACTAATTAACTCGTTTCTATTATTTATATCATCAATATTAAACTTATGAACATATCTATTCTCCAAAGCAATAAGCAATGCAGTAGTATATATATGAGGCCAAATATCTGCATTATCAATGACATTAGCACCTACCCAATCCTCATGAGAATATTCCGGCGGAATATTAGCATCTGGTACCGTCCTCGTTAACCGATCTATATAACCATTTATTGGATCAAAAATCTCATTATGAATAAATATCCATTGTAGTTCTGTTAAATGGAACACAGCATTAACTGTAGTCAAGTTAACAATTGATTCGTGTCCTATATTTATTCTTTCATGGAAGTTGTTATAAACATCATCTATAGTAAATTTATCTAAATCATTATCCACATACCACTGAGGCGTATTATAAAACTTCATTCGCTCTAAACCTTTATAGTTCATACCCAATGTTATCATTGAACGGTCAGATTGTTCAGGTGTAACAAACAAACGTTTCGGTACTATAGACAAGGCAGAATCAAGAACTGCATGATAGTTCCGTTCATATAAAGATTCTATAGAATTAATAGTTGATGTTGGCCAAAGATGATCAGAATAGTCCGTAATGCCTTGATTCTTAAATAAATAATGATCGAACATATTGCGATCTAATGCAGGTTTAATGATAAAGTCAAGGATCTTAGGGTACTCTTGTATTTCAAGCATGTGGCGGTATACACTGAGGAAGTCCCTGATGGAGACATCACTATCAACATTAATATCCCATCTTGGGAAACCGTTTACGAATTCTTTCAGAAAAGACTGCAATTCAATGTCTATAGGCGGAAGTCCAACAATGTCATTAATAATCTCCACACTAACCGCTCTTAAAAGATTAGTGGTGTCTACATTTTCATATTTCCATGTATTACTAACATTATGATATGACCATAATGTTTCATCTGAAATATGATCTCCATCTATATCTGATGCCATATCTATAAGTATTCTGGTTTTATCAACTCTTTTATAATCAGTATATATTCGTGTATAGTCACTACCACTATTTTCATCAGGTGTGTCTGAATATTTATATTTAGTAGGTTTATATAATATATGCGGTGATAACAACACTTCATCTTTGTCAGTAAATCTATAATTTAAAACATCCCTGTACTCATTTCCACTTAAAAATCTAAATTTAAGTCGTTCTAATGATTTAGTAGTAACACCCAAAGATGGTATATCTTGCCAATATTTATCAAGTCTGATAACCATTTTATCATCTCGTACATCAGCACCACGTCTATAACTACCAACCCAATAATTAGTACTCTCTTCTACACCACTTCTACTTATACTGTCAAATCTAAATTCAACATTATTAGGATAATCATATTGACTATCATTAGGACCGATATCACCACCGGATCCAGAACCATTGGGCAAATTACCAGCACTTGCAATATGTTTAACAGTAAATACTATATAATTTGATGATGTCGCATCAATAGATTCTACTACAAACTTACCCCAATTCCATGAACTTGTATTATAACCAGATATACTTCTATTTTTATATATTGTGAAATTAGTACCAATAATGTTAGATGATTTATAATATGATTCCATATCATGCACAATTCTTAAATTTGGATCTTCTATTCTATATTTTGTATAATGGGTATTAATAAATGCCTTATGGTTTAAACCAACATATCTAACATCAGACCACGCCATAGTGTCTACAGATATATCATCATCTAACTCATCTGCCCAATATATATCTACCGTATCACTCGCATAAGATCCACCAATACCAAAATCATAAGACCATCGTAAAACTTCTACATGCGAAAACTTCGTCCCTGGTGATATATATGACACTCTAAATTTAGCATAACCGACATTACCCAGCGGAACATCCAACAATCTTCTACCATCCATGAGAACAAACTCATACCATGTCGATTTATTATCAAAAGACACTTCCACCTTAGCATCATTATAATCCGTTGTGCCATGTACAACGTTACTTGACGTTGTAGAAGCATAAATACTTTTAATCTCTAACTGATCAATATGTGTCAAGTCGATTGTATAGTCAAACCCATTGTTACCCTTAAAAACATCAGTGTCATTTACTGGCGATGACACTATTGTTTTACGTGTTGCAGAAAATAACCCATACCTACCTATACTTTGATTATGTGGGGATTGAATAACTCCTGGATCAACATCTTCATTTGTTCCCAGATCGTTCAATGTACTTTGTAAATTATCATATAGAACTATATCATGATGCCCACCAGAATACAGATTATTAACATCTATAACATGAGTTTTATGAATAATATCGCCAGTTGCACTATCCTTTTTAAGCCCCTTTGTCCATATACCCAACCCATCCATAACATCAACTGTAATTTCAACATTTTTTATAATATTAAAGTTCATAGCAGTAATGGCAGTAGTTTTATTTTTCCTTTTAAATACATCTGCATCCAAAACAAATTCACCAAACAAAGCGAACCCGACAGGATGTATTACCTTTTTAATTACATCACGCCATTTATCAATAGTTACCGTACTACGTAAAACATATGAATAGTCTTGCCATAAATTACTATCTTGTACTCTAACTTGATTAGATGGAAATGAATCTTTATTAGAAAACGAATATCCTTGTCGTTTACAAATAACACCACCCTTAAGTTTTAATACAGCATTACCATCTCCTTTGTCTGTTAAATCAAGAATAGGCAAAACATCATATCCAACACCAAAATCATTAGCACGATTATATGATGAAATATAATTACCTATATGTACTTGAGTGATGGATCCTATATCGTTTGTCTTACAAGTTAACTGTGCCCCATACCCTTTAGAAATATAATTACCACTCTTACTAGAAACCGAAGCTGATGGTAAGGATCTATACCCACTACCACTTGAATGTAAATGTATACTCTTTATACCACCCTCCGAAACATTAAAATATTTCAATGAGATGGTAGTCCAATCTGGTAACATCAAAGGAATTTTTATATATCCAGTAAAACTTACATCATCCCACAATAATGTTTTATCTGGATATCGTATATTATGTTCCTCTATATCAATTAATGCATAATACTGAACAATATTTTTTGACCAATCAGTTTCTATATCTTGACCAAGATGACTCCAAACTTCGCCGGTGCCTGTGTTTTCACTATCTGGTGGTATTATAACAACAGTAGATATACCAGTATCAATATCAAAAACTACATTAACTGGTATTTTAGCAGCAATGTGTGTATCACTTATTAGATATGGTTGAGAAGATATAATAACATAATGTATACCACTAACTAACCCATAACCATTAGAAAAAATAATGTCACCCCATGACACACCAATAGGGTCGGTATTTAATTCCCCACCACTCGTCCAATATTCATCTGTCAGTTGTGACATAATCGGGTCTATTCTATAATTCGGTTTATAAATTCTTAATAATGGTAAAGTCGTAATACCACCAACTTCGACCGCATCACTTATAGAATATTCACTGTTTTCCAAAGTCCTATTATTTAATATAGGGTTGGCAGACCATTGAAATAAATATCTAGTGGTATCTCCTGGAATTGTTTCCTTATCAAATCTATGTCCTCTTGTTATTCTAAATGTGGCATAATCCGCATTATTATGTCCCTCGGTTGGTATTAATAACTCACCATCCGAATCTTCACCAATAGTTGAACGTTTTGCACCAATCAAAAATTCATCTTCTAATCGTGTACCTTCAGTTTTAAAATATTTGTCATAATATGAATCCACCAACATATCTTGTATAATTTTTGTATAAAATGACCAATAATATTTTTTATTCGACAACATCTCATATATAATATCAACATCACCAGTAATATCACCATCTTCATTAATATCCCATCGTTTATGTCCATTATATGATTCTTCTAAAAACGCCTGTAAAGTGGGGTCTTTTGCCGGATTAACTACATCACCTGCTGTATATAGAACATCAGATGGGTGCTTAAAACCATAATATCTACCGCCTTCAGCAACATCAATTAATGTTATTACATAATCATTTGATGCAATAGATATAAAATTCATTTCATGAACAACAGCCTCAATAGCATCCTTCCAACTATAAATCATATCTTGCCAATTATCTGCATAAGGTCCATCTGATATGAGAAACCCAGTAAAAAGTACATCCTGTGTTGTAGCATTGGGTGACCTACCATTTATATACAAACTAGCTTTAGTATCTGTAAAATCAATTTCTACCGCAATATGAAACCAACTAGAATCAGATACTTCAATGTTGTCATAATCTGTTTCTTTAATATTATCTGCAACGTCAATATCAAACTCTGTCTTCACACCACCGTCATCGGTGTTATCACCTAGAACCAAAACTATCTTAAGTTTATTATTAACTTCACGTTGCAATAGAGTTATTTTATTTGGTTCAGTACTTCTATACTGTGAAGCAAGAGAAAAAATGACAACTTCATCTTTCCAACCACTTGTTACCGTATCCACACCATTAACCAATAATGTGTTAAAAATCTTAACAGGACGATACCAAAGATCAAATGTATATTTTCCAGAAAGAGTATCTAGAGTCCACTCCCCACCCACTTCAGATGCAGTACACTCAGATTCAGTTGTAATACCAGAAACATTACAAGTACCACTTACAACTGTTGATGAGATAAGTGAACCAACACCATTTATTTTAACATAACCCTTACCATCATCACCAAATGTTAAATTTTTAGTATTACCAAATACGTGCCCCTCAGTTGGAACAGAAGGGAGATAAAACGTAGGTGGAATATCGTACTCTCCAACCGCAATTATATCACCACCAGTATAAGATCCGTATGACATACCAGGCGCCACTTTTATAAACAATGTCGTATCGTTAAGATTTACATAAGATGGTACATATGATATAGTTGTGCCATCAGATAAACCAGATCCAGAAACCCATTCGGTATCAACCTGTTGTTCATGCACTAACGTACCGGCGGTGATATTAGCCTTATAGTCAGCATCCTGAGTAAATGTCACATCTTTATAAAACAACATTGTATTAAATTTCCATTCGCTATTAGAATGAGTATAACTTCCTCCATCAGATAAACATATATTTTCATTTAGCATATGATTACGAACATACTCATAACTAAAACTATAATTCGTAGATATACCGGCATAATCTACCACATAATTATCTTTATCAATATTAAATCCAGAAATCCATTGTGTAGTAGTATCAGATACTATAGTTACCGACGAGACACCATCAGTAGATGTTACAACTATAACTGGTAAATAAGCAGGAGAATGTGTCCCCCTTGTAGAATTAGCTCCATTTGAAATAGATACGAAATAATTGCCAGATGCCAACCCATATCCACCACCAAAAGTAAAATCACTAAGATTAGTCTGTGATGTTGATATATCAATTGACCCATTTTCATGAAAATATAATGAAATATTGCTTAATGTTGGATCAATTCTATTATTTTTTATAACTTCACAATACCCATCATGATGTCCAAAAGAACCTAAAAGAACTGAATTTTTTTCTATAGTTAATTTATTATCACCAAAATTGGCATAATCTATAAAATTATTACTACCAAAATTGTGTAGTTTATTACCAAGTATGGCACTGTTTTGAAAATCTAAAAGTAAAATATTGTTCGAATAATTATTATCAGACATACTGATAGAAACTTCAACATGATGTGAATAACTTGAATCAAAGGATACATCAACATTATCAGAAATATCAGACGACCCATCTTCTCGCATTTCACCTTGACTAATCTCATATGACCATTTTCTGACGATACTGGGGTCTTGGATGAATTCAATCAAATTGAATGTTTTTGGATTCTCACACTCACCCACAACACCCACAGCGCCTGTACCACCAGTACCATCATTTCCAAACTCTATTAATTCTCCACTAATATATCCCAATCCAGGAGATATCACTGAAACTCTAGAAAGAACACCAGTTCCAACTGATCCAACAAAACATTCAAATCCAGAACCTGACCCAAGAGTAATAGGATTATAACTAAGTGATTGTCCTACTGCGTAATTACTGCCACCATCAATGATATCAACAGATTCTACCACTTCATATAAATTTTCAATAAACTCTTCATTATTAATATCAGTAAT